GGTTGCTTTTCCACGACCTTCATCCTCGATGGTTGAGGGGCCGAAGTTCGTGTTGAACAACATCGGGTCAACCGTGATTCCAATTCCAGATTTATCGGTGATGTGAGCAGGCCACCAGCGTTGCTTTTCAGCGAGTCCGTTCAACCTTCTTGAAAAGAGATAGGTTATGTCCTGCTTGGTTGATGCCATCTCAAATCACGCCTCTCAATTGATTGAACTTTCGACCAGTCAAAGCAACAATCAATGACTTCTCAAATGCTTCTTGAACTTCGGCCTTATTCACATTATTGCCTGCGCCGATGTGGATTCCTCCGTTCAAAGTTATGCTCGGCCTATCGGACCCGATAGAAGTTCCCCCTGCTTTTTTCAACGAACTGGCGATGATTCCGTCGATTTTTTCAATCGGCATAATCGCTTCTGTTCCAGCCTCGCCGACCATTCCAACAGTTGGCTCACTCACGATTCCACCTTCGGCGAAGAACACTCCGCCAATCAATCCACCGACAGCCGCACCGACGGGTCCGCCGAACATCATGCCAATTCCAGCGCCAGCCGCAGCCGAGCCGACATTGAAACCAGTCGACTCTTCAATGTCATTCGCCAATCCGCCCATGTCAAATCCAAGCATCTGGGCTATCGACTTCAATACTCGCCAAACGGGATTGATGACTTCAAACCATGCGCCAAAAGCAGTAGCCAAGCCGTCGATAACTCCATCGAAATCGAGTTCGATAATTGATACAATGACTTGAGCGATTCCCGATAGCATCCGATAAACGGGTTCCATGAAGAAAAACATGAACTCCATCGCATACGCAACCAATTTGATAATCGGTGCGAGCAGCGTCATCAAGTGAGCCATGTGTCCAATCATTGGAATCATAGATTCGGCGAGCATTGGAATCACTTCGGCGATAGCCACCGCCATCTCTGCGAATGCTGGAATGCTCGGCTCTAAAGCGACAATCATGTCTTTGAGAGCAGGTATTATTTCATCTCGCAATACGGGTCCGAACTCCTTTCCAATTTTGAGAAGGAATCCCTCCCATTCAGCACTCAATGATTGAGTGGCGAAGAGAGTGGTTGTCGACATCGTTGCGACCATCTCGGAGGTTTTCCCCATGCCTTCTTGAGCCTTGAGATTTGACGCTGTGAGTTCATCCATGCCATCGACATTGGACAAAAGAATGTTCGCTGCCGTTCCACCACGAACACCGAATATCTCAAGCATTTGATTGGTTGTAGCACCCGCAGCCTGCAATTGTCCGAACACATCGGAGAGGCTTGTCAACCCCGTCGTTTGCTCTTGAACTGTCTTATTCAAACTGGAGTATTCGGCCTTTTGGTCGGAGAGTGTGGCGTTGACTTTCTTTTGCTCTGCGCCGACGACTTGTTGTTCGATTCGTCGCTCGGCCATCGTGATATTCAAATCGGCATTTGCACTTTCGAGTCTGTCGATTTGTTCCAGTTCACGCTTGTTGAGTTCACGACCCTCCTTCTCCGCCCTGCGCTTGATTTTCATAATGGCGAGGCTATTGGTCTGTTGCTCGATGCTCAAGTCCGAGAGTTCCTCGTTTAGAGCCTTCATTTGAGCGTTGGTTGCCTCCGCTTGTATCTTACTGACCTCCAGTTGTTGACCGACGGAACGGAGTGCTGATTTGGCCGCTTCTCCAGCAGGAGATAGCGTGAAGAAGTCAAGACCCAGAGAGTCCATCAATTTTCGAGCGTCGTCGGTTGGTTTCAGCAATTTGGTGATTGCCATTCTCAATGCAGTTCCAGCCATCGAACCCTGCAACCCTGCGTCACCCAATTTTCCAACGGCAGCAGCCGCTTCTTCAATCGAGATTCCAGTCGCCGCTGCGGTTGGTGCGAGGAACTTCATCGACTCTCCCAAGCCTGAAATGTTGGTGAAAGTCGAAGTCATCGTGTTCAACAATACATCGTTGACACGACCAAGTTCGGAGGTTTCCATCTGGAAACCTTTCAGGCTGGAGATTGCCACGCTCGCCGCTTCGGGGATTGTGACACCCGCCGCAATAGCGAGATTGTTGAGATTCTCAAGTGCCTTTTGGTCGACAATATCCTCTCTCCCCAGACCTGCGAGGGCGAGAATCTGGGCTGCTTCAGCGACTTCGCTGACGGTTGATTTGGTTGCTTTTCCAAGTCGCTCGACCTCCGACACTATTTCAGGAATCGCATCCATCGAGGTTTTCCCCATGATGGCCGCTGTCTTTGTCAGAGAAGCCTCGAAGTCGATGAAAACACTGGTCGCACTCGACACGAACTTGAACAACATAGCACCCGCACCAAGAGCCGCTGCACCAACCGCTGCGAATCCAGCAACCGCACCCATCGAGAACTTGGACATGGATGCGCCAGATGCACCGAGTCCACCTTGAACTCCCTTCATGCCCTGCGAGAAGCCCTGCGTGTTCGCACCGACCTTGACATTGATATTCATGTCATTAGCCATACTCATCGCCTCCCATGTCGTTGTTGTTGTTGACGACGCTTCATCTCATCCCTCTCCCTTCGCTTTGATTCGGCGAAGGCATTCGCTAAGAATGCTGAATCACGAGGGTCGAGTTCTCTCCATTGTTGCGGAGTCATGCCGAGTTCTTTCAGCAAATGAAAATAAAATTGACCTTCAATCGTGTGACTAAAGGTCACGATTTTCCCAGCGCACCTTCTCCATCTGGGAGTGGTTGCCCTGCCGCTTTGACGACTCGCTCTGCGATTTTTCCAAGCAATACGAGAGGCAATTTTTGAAACTGACCCCAAGAGATTGAAGAGTCGCACTTGGCGAGCATCTCGTATGTCATACGAAGGCCGAGATATTCGGTCTTGTCCTCGCCAGATAACTTCAATGCCGCTGGGTCGGATTTGAGAACTTGATATTCTGCCGCTGAAATGGGTCGGCATAGCAGAACTGTGACGGCTTTTCCATCCGCACCAACGAGTCCAACGCCATCCATGTCCACTTCGATGTCCTGCCCCGCTTTGTCGAGCGTCGAATCCAACCATTGAGCCAATCTAAATCACCCCTCAAGCATCTCGGTTGAAGGATAGACCTTCAAAGGATGCGTTAATCATAAGTGCGCCTTCAGCACCAGCCTCAAGACCTTCAATAGCGAGGTCTGTCAGGATGCAGCCTGAAATAATATATGTGTCAGTTCCAGTTTGTTCAGCGTCGAAGAATATGTTGTATTCGAGAGAGCCGTTGAACCAAGTCCATAAGTCCTCGTCGGAGATTCCCCAAGCCTTCTTGAGAGAGCCGCTGACGGTCTTGACACCACGAGTGTGTGCAACATTCGTATTAGTTCCGAGAGTGATGTATTTTCCAGTTGCTTGAGCCAACGAAAAGTCGCCAGATACGAAGCCAACCAGTGTTTCAGAACCGACGGGTCCAGCGGTGATTTTTCCTGTGCAACCTGTGTATGAGTGAACGGCCATGATAATCCCTTAACCTATCTGGTGTCCTTCGGGGGTTTTAACGCTTGGCGTTGATTTGACGACGACGGGATAGTCATTCCACCACCAGAATTGATGCGCCTCAATTGCGCTTCATTCAACCCTGCAACATCTAAGTGCTTATGTGGGCTGTCAATCAATCGTTCTTTCATGCACTCGACGCAACGATGGTCGCTATGTTCATCATGCGCTGGTGCGCCTAATTTGAGCAGTTCTTTCTTGAATCTGTGCCTATCATCGGATTCAGGCCAGTCGACTTCAATCGCACATGGCAATCCATGAGCCTCACACACCGTCTTATGGCGAGTTCCGCACTTGACTGGCCTCTTGATAGGGCGAGGCTTTTTCTCTCGCTTCTGGAGGGGTTTATTCGCCTTTTTTGGTTTGAACCGCTTTCGTTGCTTCTTCGTCGTATCAGAGTTCGTCATTGTCCTCGCCTCGATTTTCCATGAACACCTGCATTGGGTGTTCCATTCCGATTCTGGATTCCACCAGTTCGTGGAATTGTTTGGTGATTATATCCCAATCCAGATTCTCGACGACCCACTTTCGAGCGTGTTCGCCTTTGATTCTGGCATCCTTTGGATTTTGGTGAACTGCGACCAGTGCTTTGGCGAGTTCATCGACATCAACCAATCCCATCTCGACTCCCCATTTGGGGCCGATGATTGAATCCGAGCATGGAACGAGCCAGCCTCTTTCGTTATCGACTCCGATAAGTTCAGCACCAGTCGAATTATCTGGGAGGATGATTGGAACTCCGCAACCCATCGCTTCAGCGGATGGGATTCCGAATCCTTCTCCACCAGTTGCGAGAGCGTGAGCATCCGAACACGCATACAATTTAGCCAAGTCCTCTCGGCTCAATCCGTGTAGTGGGTTGCTTGAACCATCGGAGAACATCACATTGTCGTTCAGTCCGAATTGCTTAATCAGGTCTGGCAGTTTCCAACCGCCCATTCCCATTGAATCCGTTGGGTCGCCACAATGGATAATCAATCCAATCGCCTTGTCATCTCCAATTGTATCGAGAGCAATACGGAGAGCCTTGAGCAATCTTGGAATC